CCGCGGTAAAGTCGACGGTACGGGTCGTCGCCCCGGTCATGATGAAATTATTAAAGAGATTGAATGTCTTATTGATGACGAGGCAATTCGCCCGCGTGTTGCCCGCGTCGATCGTGACTTGGCCTCCGTCTCCCCGCGTCGTCGTGTATCCGGTCCAAGTGATCGGTAGCGCGTCGGTTCCGGCCGTCGTCGTCGTACTCAAGGTCTCAAGATAGGATGCCTCGGCCTTTGCCCAGGCCGAGTTTCCCGCGACGATCAAGCCCGCCGCTTTGGTCAGGGTCGCGAAGGCACCGCCGATATAACCGGCCGTCGTCGAGAACGTTCCTAATGCGCGATCAAGCGTAACGGTTCCTGAAGTCAGGTACGCGACGATGCAATAGACGCCTTGGCCGGTGATTTGAATCAGGTTGCCCAGCATCGCATTCGAGAAGCCGCTGGCGCTATCGGTAAGCGTCGTCGTGCCGACTCCCGAAAGCGTCGGAGCGAACGTGAATTGTGCTCCGGCCTGTTGTGTGTAATCGACACCGGTGGCTCCCTTGCTCGCATTCGAGAACCCACCCGAGCAAGCCGAGTCCGATCCGGTCGACACTCGGATTTCATAGGTCGTGTCGGCCGGAAGTGCCATTAATCAATCTCCGCTTATTCTTAGAAGATCGGACGGCCGTTGACCCGCTTCGCCTGAATCGAATTCAGATTTGCATTGTTGACGGCACCGGAGCCGTCGACCGTGCCCCGCTCGAAATAGCTTTGGATGGCCGAAGCGACCGCAATCAATCGCGTGTAATCCTGCCCGATCATGATCGGCCTTCCGTCGCCTCCGACGGCGTCAAGGCCGTCCGGGGAAGCCGAATCCGCGATAGCGTCGGTGACGAACGGGATCAGGTTTTCCATCGTCTGCGTGTTACCGACTTGCTGGATAATCACGGCCGACGAATAGACCGAGTTCATCAAGTCGGCGAACGGCCTTAGATAGTTATTTGAGAATACGACTGCCCTTGGATCGGTAATCGCGGCCACTCGGCACGCTCCCCTCGGTTGAATGCGAAGAAAAACCCCGGCCGATCGGCATTCTCGGCCGGGGCGACCCCACCCCCGTTTGGTCAAGTCCTTACGACTTGATGATTTGTCCGTGGTCCTTGCGGATCACGCCGAGGGCATAACCGGCGTCGAGCGAGACGACGTATCCATTCTTGAGTTGGTTGTAACCAACCTGGATACGAATCGGCAGTCCCTTGTAATCCATGTACATGCAGTCGACGACCCGTCCGTCGGGTTGCGGAAGCGGACGAACCGCCAACGCAATCGCATGCCTGTGGTAGAGCAGGTTCGTGTACTGTGCGACGATACCCGAAGTTGCGGCATTGGTGGTGCCGACGAACGGGGCCGTCAACACGAGGGCCGTGTTACTCGTGATGCTCAAAATCTGGTACGCGGTTCCGGTTGGATCGGACGCGAAGTAGAGCCAATTCCCGATCACAAGCTGGGTCGTGAACGCGGTGGCGACTCCGGTGACGTTTGCGCTGGCCGAAGTGACTCCGACCGACGTTCCGGTAACCGCGACGGAGCTACCCGGCATCTGCTGGTCATATCCAGACATGAAACCGAATTGCTCGCCAAGCAGGGCCGACTTGCGGATATCCCCTGCCATCTGGTAGCCGATTTGCGAATTCGCGGACCAGAAAGTCTGAGTCGCCATGTTGAAATATGGCGCAGGATGACTCGTGAGGAAGAAATTCCCCATGTCATCGACCGGAACTTTCGCGGTCGCAAGATTACCCATCGCCGTAGCGATGGTATTCTGATCGATCGACTTCACTTGATTGGAAGTCAGAGTCGCATACGTGTTGAAGTTGGCCGGAGTCGCGAGCGCGGCAAGCTGCGCGTTCACATACTCGGCCATCCCCTTGATCGCCCCATCAAGGAAGATTTCGCGAATCCGACTCGGCGAGTTGAATTGCTCGAAATCCCTGACGATATAGGCAAATCCGGGATGCTGGTTGAAGACGAGCGTCGCCGTCGTGAAGCTGATATCCGTCAGCGTGTAATCGGCAACGCCAGCGTCCGCAACCGAAGCCGTTGCAGAGGCGGGAAGGGCGATGTTGATCGTCTGCCCGGGTGACACCGCGACGGTATCATAGTCCCGGTAGACCCGCTCGAGGAACTTGGTGGTCCCGACGAGAACAGCCGACGCCTCGGACGCGGCGGCGACGAGCGTTTGATAAAACGATGCTACAGTGTTGGCCATGGCGCTGAGAGATTCTCATAACGCTATCGCCTGATGCGGTCGGTTCGTCAGTCGGCTTCTACCGAGAGCGTACCGGCCTTTTGTGCATCGGCAATCTTGGATTTGTTCGCTAACATCCAGCCATAATCACGAGCGTTCGCCTTGGTGACGACGAACGTTTCGGGAGTGTTGCCGGGCTTGGGTGGAGTTCCCCGGTTCGCCCCGGGCCCCGGAGGGAGCTTGACGGGCGGCTTGCCGGTAGCGTCCGGCGACGGCGTAAAGAAGTCGGGAATCTCCGACCGGAGACGCTCGACGACTTCAGTGATTTTGGCCGGGTCGATCTCATCGCCTTCGGCCGTATAGTCAGAGAGTCGCCAGAGATGATCGACCGAAGTCGGTTTGGCTCCCCCCTTGACGGCCTCGGATCGGAATGCGTCCCGATGCTTATTGGTTCGGATTTCAGTTTCGAGGCGAGCGATTTTGGCGTCCCGGTCGTCAGTCTGGCCGGGCTTGGCCTTGGCTTCCGGCTTCGAAGCCGGAGCTTCGGCCGGAGCGGCTTTGCCCGCTTCGGCGACGGCAAGGCGACCGATGAGGGCCTCATTCTCGGCCTTGACCTTGCGGCCGGTTTCCTTCCGGCGAGTATTCTCGGCTGTGAGTTGTTCGATCCGTTTCAGTTGGGCCGCTACAGTTTCTTCAAGGCTCATTATCGACCTTCACTTTTGCGTCGGGTGGGGTGGTTGCGGGGTCGGTCTCCGGTTCGACCGGCTCCGGCCCCCCGGTGATGCGTTCGTACTCAATCCGATCCTTCGCGAGTTGCTCAAGTTGCTCAATCGCCTGGATTCGAGTGATTCCACGACGACGCATCAAGATTTCAATCTGTGAAGTCAAGCCCATCGCAAGCTCGGTTTGATCCTCGTCGTCACGATCCTTTCCGGGGGTCGTGATCCTCGGTTCGGGCCACACGAGCGTCATATGCACGTCTTCCGAGCATGTATCCAAGTCGGGACGGCCGTAGTAGGCCCCTCCGACCGCAAGAGCGACCTTGGCAAAGTCCCGCTCGTATCGAGTGAAGGGCCGTTGCCTCGCCTTGGTGCGACGGACGAGGGGGTATTGCTCGGCCTCTAACGCTTCCCCGCTGGCCGTATTCGATTGCTGCATGCGGACGGCCGAGAGCGGTACGCCCATCTCTTCAATCGTCTCGTCTTTATAGTTAGATAGGTCGACCCAACAATTGGCGATATCGAGATCCGCTTGCAGGTAGAAAACTTCGGGTGGCATCCGGTTATCGGCCAGCTTGTCCCGCCCCGGAATCTCGTTAAAAGAGCCGGGTGCGAACTTCGGACGCCATTTTTCGTTGACGCCGCGACTGAAGCCGATCGGCCTCATGTAGTATTTGATCGATTCGAGAACGTCAGATAATTCTTGATCCAGCCCCGCGTTCGCCCTCGAAACGGCAGGGCCGATTCCCCTCGTCGCGAGTGACTTGCACGGCGTCCGATCGTGGACGAATGAGAACGGAAGAACCCCGTACTCATGCTGCTCTTTCGATATCAGAACAGCCACCCGACCGACGGTCATTTGCGATCCGGCTTGCTCGGTCTGGAACGTCCAATGATCGATACGTGTCCAGAGATCATAGGTCGTCGATTCGTCATACTTGGAAATAACGCAAACCGCGAACGGGGCGAGCGGCTCTCCCGGAATCGACCAGACCTCGAAATCGGCCCGATCCCACAAGTGGACCGTGATCGGCTTCTCCGGCTTCCCGGTGGCCGCAAATTGGAAGGCCGCTACCCCATTCAGGCAAGCGTACCTGTCCGCTTCCTGCCACAAGCTATCCGCGTGATTATCTTCATAGACCCCCTGCAACCATTCGTCGCAATCGGGGTCGTCGGCGATCCGCCTGGACGGCCCCGGATTGTAGAGATGCTCGCATAACGCATCGACGATCCGGCGAGTAATGAAGCAAACCCGCTTGGTTCGCTGGCGAAAGTCGTCGTCGCTCTCGGCTGGACGGCGTTCGATCGCGAGATGATTTTCCATCTCGTAGAACAGGTTGCATCGTGCCGCCTCGTCGCGGACGGGACGACTCGACGCCATGCCCGATTCAATCTCGGCTCGAATCAGGCCGAATAGCTTCAATTCCTGATTCGAGTAGAAATCGGCGATAGGCATATGTCAGGCCACCATTGAGAACGTTTGGATGAACGAATCGGCATAGTCAGGTGAATGGCCGAGTCGCTTCATCAAGTCTTCCTTCGATTCGAGCCTCGTCTTTTGACCGGCGAGGTCATACCGAAGCGCGAGCAGTTCTTTGCGCATCGCGGGCCAATGCTCGCCATCGGGAATCGAAAACGGGATATGCCCGGTTCGCATCGGGTCAAAGAAGTTGCGGAGCGACCATGCAGATAGACCCCGCAAGTTCGTGAAGTTCGGCCCACCCGAATATGATCCTTTGTATCCGGTGGCCCCGGTGATTCCATGCCGTTCAAGCTGCAATGGCAGGTCGCGACCGATGCCAAGTGCGTCATATGTGACGTTCTCAACTTCGATCCGCCACTTATGGATCAGCTTCGCAATTACCCCAGCGGCCTCATAAAGCCCAATATCGTTGCCCGCGACGATCTCTTTAATTCCGAGGTCGTCTCTCACGAGGAAGGTCGACTTGTCCCGCCCGACGCCTTCGCCCAGGTCGCAACCGAGGCGGGTGACGCCCCACGCATGATTGTTCGATCTTGCTCGACCGACGCACCTGTCGAGCCATTCGGCGACGAGCAAGATATCATGACTCGTCGTCGGCCGGATCGCTTTGATATGTGTCCGATACCAAAGCGAGTTCTCGCCATAACGATTCTTGGAATCGTTGATGAATGATGCGTCCGCAAGCCCTCGTTTCGACTTGCGAAGATGGATGTCAGGTGAGTCGGTTGAAGGGATATTGATGAGATACGTTCGCTCGTCGTCGGGTATCGAGGCGTTCCCGGCTTCTTGCTCGGCTTGGACGGCCAGGTTGACGAATTCCCCTTCCGACCGAAGCGGATTGCCGAAAAACACCTTGCGTTCGGCCCCTTGCGATTGGAGGGCCTCGTGAATCTCTGTCTTGACGCCCGAGGTCTCATCGACAATCTGTAGCAGTTGGGGGTTGTGCTGGCCTGAGAGTCGCTCGACGCCTGTCGTCGCGATTCCAATAGCGCCCCAACCGTCGCGGATCGTCATGAGTTGAGGCGAAACTTGCGGGGAGTCAGTGATCCGACATTCATTCCAAAGCGGGAATCTCGCTTCCTTGATGGCCTTCCGTAGCTCCTTGAACACGACGGTTCCCAAGAGCGTCTGAGAGGGGGCCGTTACGACCACGAGGCTGTACGGTCGAGTCCAGAGCCACCATGCGATCAGCCCGGCCGCGAGAAAGCTCTTGCCGACGATATTCCCGGTTTCCACGACGGTCGTTTTGTGACGGACGGCGGAGCGACATATTTCCTCTTGTCTCCACCAATAGGGCGAACGGCCCAGAACCGCGACGTTGAAGAGTCCCGGATCGTCCTTACAACGGATCAATAATTCCGCAATCGCTGAATCAGTCGGGTTGCTTTTCCGGGGCTTGCTCGGGTTCATACTCTTCGACCGCTTTCAGCGCGGAGGCGACGATATCGGCCATCGATCCCGAGACGTTCACCTCGTCGGCAAGCTTGCCATCGATCCGATCCCATATCTCTTTGGCGATCTTGCCGTTACCCCGGCATGCCTGGATAACCAGAGCCTTCACTAACGCATCAATAGCACGTCTTTTGTTCTTATCCTTGCCGACCGTACCGCTTTCGAGAAACTTTTTCATCGCGGCGGTGACGGAAAGTACATTCTTCGGTCGACCGGCCGGGTTGCCCGACTGGCCTTTCTTCCATGCGTTTTTCTTCGCATTCTCCGCGAAAATGGCGTCCCGCTTCTTTGCGGCCTCGGATGGTTCGACCATGCGTCACCTGAAAAATGTCCGGCCGCAAGAGTCTGGCGAGACTCGCGACCGGAGGGCTTAATTTTGATATCGGTAAATGTTCAGTTGATCCAGCGACTTCCATTCCTTCAGTCGGACCCGGCTTCGATCACGCTTTGGGCGATGAAGTCGCCGTCCGGCAGGCCGGGGAGAGGGATCGTGACCGTCTTACCTTCCATCCCCGTCACGTCGAGCGAGGCCGTGTTAGCCGGAGTCTGGATTGCCACCCAACCGGGCGCATCGGCGGGAACCGGCGACGTTGCGGCCGGAATGACCGTCAGATGAATCGTGCGGAGCGGCTCGTAAGCCGGGTCGAGCGCATCGAGAACGAACGTGGCAACAAACGGTTCAGCGTTCGGATTCGCAATCGTCATCGCCGGAATCCGCTGGCCGAGTCCGGTCGGAGCGGGCGGCGCGGCGACTCCACTTCCCGTTCTCGAACCGTTGCTTCTGATACCTAGATATGTAACTCGCGACATTTGGAGCATACTCCCGAACGGTTGCGGCGGAATTGGATAGCCCACCCGAGGACAGGCGGGCTTACGGTTTTGGGGCTTCGATCGGCGCTTTCAGTCGGTCGAGAGCGGCTTGAATTGCGGCGGCTTGCTTGGCTTCGGCCGCGTTCGCGTCCAGCTTGGCGAGCAAATGACGCATCAATGTGACAACATCGGCCGATACCATCGACCCTTGCTCGACGACGTTGGTTTCCGCGACTCCGGCCAGTCGCCCGAGAATCCCGACGGTCGAGAATCGCGAGTGTGCCCAGAATCCGGCCTTGACGATGATCGCCAGAACCAAAGCGACAATAATAAGTGTTTCAGTAATTGTCATTGTCGCTTACGTCCTGACGGCACGATGAAAACCGCGATGATTCCGACGATTCCAAGAATAGCGATCCAACTGACGGACGGACGGGGGTCTCGACTGGACGGATTCGGATCGCGGTCGATCTTGTAGTCGGGATTCGGCTTGCGGACGGCCCCGGATCGAACAATCTCGGCCGCAAGCTGCTTGCCCCCGCCGTTGAAGTCGAATTGACGCCACACGACGGCCCCGCCCGGGCGCTGCAGGATGATTTCCGGCTTGCCCCGTCCGCTCGCCAAGCCAATATCCATCACATAAGGGGATTTCGGATCGAAGTCCCGGAAATGAACCAACGGCCGAAGGGCCGCAAGCTCCGGCGACGAGGCGAGAGCGTCCCGGACGGCCTGTCTGTCTTCTTTGGTGCCGACGACCGTCAGGTGCGGCTTGATCGCGTCGGCTTCGGCGTCGGCGATGGCCGTTCCGCCTCGGAGCGACTCCATAAAGATGCGGCCCGCGACCCCTTCGGCGGTCCATTTCTCAGTCGCGTCCATCTTCGATCGATCAACCCCGTTGGTCGTAAACGAGGCTTCTCGGATCGGAGTCGGAGCCGCTGGCGTCGGTTCTGGGGGCTTCGCGGCCTTCGGAGGATCGGGCGACTTCGGGCCGGGTTCAGGCTCGAGGATCGCCATCGGAGGCCGTTCCTTCGCATCGTCGAGCGGCCGAGTCCAGCCGGGCCGCTGATCGCGCTCGTTAAATGCGACCTTGCCCGACGAGGTCAACCACCCGTCAACCTCGATCCGACGGCCCTTGAGGGTCGCCGCAAGCCGCGTCAACGTCGGTCGCTCGACGGCTTGCTCGACTGGCCGAAATTGTACCGAGGCGAATGACGACGGATAAGCGATCTCGCGTCCGGGAAGGAAGCAACCGGACGGGCCGCATTGACCGGCCGTAGCCAGAACAAGAATGATGTTGTGAAACATAGGTGTTTACTCGTGACTCGCCGACATTCCTTCTCAATCGACGCAAGGGTTTGCATCGTCAGTCTTCCGGATCACGACGACGCCACTCGAAACGAGGATTGTTCACGTCAGGAATGACGCATACGTATTCGCCGTCCATTGCGTAAATCCGAGTCCATTTCGCGGATTCGTTTTGCTTCCAGTGGACGGCGGAAGTCGTCGGAAGTTCTCCGGACGGCCTGGACGGAAGTTCTCCCTTGAAGCCGGGACGGCCGCAACGACAGGGAGCGACGGCCGGAGCCGACGAGGCCGGAGCGGCCTTGATCGGAACCGGATCGATGATCGGTTTGTCGTTGCGGCCGAGAAGGAATCCACCCCCGAACGTCGCCATCGCGACGATGAGACCCGCGAAAAACAGGGCCAGGTGGAGAAGCTCTTGCGGCAACGCATGGCCCTGCAACTGCGTAAAAGCGGTCGACGCCGCAGCGGCTTGCGGAAAACCTGTCTCGCGTTCATCCATCGGTGCCAACCTACCTTTGTGTCAGGAGTGTCAGGAACTCATTAAAAGCGGACGTTGGACAAAGTTGAGCCGAGCACGGGCATTCCCGAAGTGCTTCGGATCGCGTTCAATGCCGATGAATCGTCGGCCTGTCTTGATGCAAGCCTCGCCAGTCGTACCCGATCCCATCGCGTTATCGAGGACGAGATCGCCGGGATTCGAGTAGGTGCGGATCAGGTATTCGAAGAGGGCGACGGGCTTTTGCGTGGGGTGGATTCGGCCCTCGGTTCCCCGGCGATCGGCTTTGATCCTGATGATGTCCCGTGGGTATCGCTCGCCTTTGCACACTGTCACAGTTCGTCGCTGATCGCCATAGACAGTCCCGTGTTTCCCGTGGGCGGCAACGTATGGCTCACCTATGGTCATTTGCGGGTTATAAGTGGTTGGTTTCGGTCCAAAGACCAGCACGTCTTCGGCAATGCGAAGCGGGCGAGTCTTTGCGTCAAGGAATCCAGTGGGACGATTCACTTTGTCCCACACCCATCGATACCTAAACCACTCTTGATTACTCATCACGAGCATCGACGTAAAGGGCTGGCATGCCGTGAGTACGATCGCGCCACGAGGTTTAAGTATCCGACGGTAGTGTGCCCAGAGCGGTCCGAACGGGATCACGACGTCCCACTTGCACGCCGTCGTCCCGTAGGGTAAATCCGCCGCGATGAGATCGACCGTCCCGTCCGGGATCAGGCTCATCGCGTCGAGGCAATCAGCGTGAATAAGTTCACACCCCTCGATCATCTTGGCCTCAATTGGTCGGAACGGGCGGCGGTGGAGGGCCGAATAACGCGACGGCCCATCCCCTATCGTCCGGGTAAACCCATCGTTTCAGGAATTCCTTTCGACTCATCCACGTATAATAAGTCGAGTTGTTGCTATCGATGATGCAGGCCCAATCGGTGTCGATATGCACCAATAAGACCATGTGATCGATTCGAGGAAGGCCGTTGGCGTCCAAGGTGACGCCTTTATCACGATACCAATCACCATATCCATAGGTGACGGCGATAGGACGGCCCCTCGCTATCGTCGCGTCGAGGATGCTCGGATCGGTTCCCTCGTATTGGATGAATCCACCTTCCGAGACGAGAACCGGCGCGCGTTCCTTCAATACCCGCTCGACCCGTTCCGGCCAGCCTCCACCCGGTTGCGTTTTCATCCATTCGAAAAGGTCGTTGAGTTCTTCGATACCTTCCCATTTGGAAATCATGTCGATCGCGGCCCAGACGCAAAGCCCAGCCCCCGGCCGTCCAGGTCGATCGGGCTTGCCGCTCGCATTCTGGCGATGATCGGCGGCAGGCAAGTCGATCTCGACCGCCACGCCCTGCCACACCGGCCCGTTGGCTTCCTCCGACTCTCCGGCCACGGCCGGAGCCGAGACGGCAAGCGCGAACGCCAGGGCGACGATCTTAGCTCTTGCGAATCGAGTGCTCGACGAGCATCTTTTGGCACTGGCGACAAAAGGTCCAGCCGAGGATGAAGCCGAGCACAAGTCCAACTGGCCCATAGATCACCCCACCCGCAAAGACACCGGCGTCAAAGACGAGTTGCTTCAATTCGTCGCAATATGTCGATATCTGAGAATTGAACGCGGAAACGGCCCCATCCCAAGCGGCCTGCGCTCCGGGAACCAGTCGGGCCGGACGGGGTAGATTGAGGTTTCGGAGTTGAGGGGCCGGAGCGGTTTCGGGGGGAGTCAGGAAGCTACGGGTAAGGGCGATCCATAATTCGTGCATCCGTATTCCTTGCTTCGATCGCGAGACGATTACGACCGCAAACCGAGGGTGGCAGTCCCCTCGGAATTGCGGTCGTCAATTTCAACGTCAACCGATCGTCTTATCGGTTGGCTTGGACCCAAGCCGTAGCTACCGGGTCGCTGGCATACTCGGGCGTGGCCGCAAGGTAGCGGGCCAGCTTAGCTAAGAGCTTCTTTTTCTTGGCCTTCTTTTTGACCTTCTCGCCGGGGGCCGCAAACTCTCGACGGCTTGGCGGTTTCTTCGGCGGGAAGTGGAGTCGGCAAGCGGCGACCCGATTCGGCGCGACCCGATGGCAGGTCATGCAGACGAAATCGGAGCCTTCGGGGATCACGGCCCCCGATCCGCAATTCCGACATTTGCCGGTTTTGAGGGCCTCGTCGATCGACTCAATAGTGTGTGGTTGAAGGCCGAATTTCGGCTCAAATTCCATCTTTGGATGTTTCGTCGTCATTGACGTATTCCGACAACCCTTCGACTTGATTAAGCCAATTCATGACAGCGGTATCGCTCACTCTGAAATATTGAGCAATTTGACTATATGTTAATCCGGCCGCTCTTAATTGAAGCGATCCGGCTTGTCGTAACAGGTAGACTTGCTCTCGTGTCAGCTTGCCGATGAATCGACGGCTCACGTCGGAGCGATTGACTGTTACCGCTTTCCCGCAAGCCGTTGCTCCCGTCATGTGAGATGACCCGAATTAGAGTTTTCGTCTCGGCCCTATACATTTAGGGACGGTCGCAAATACCAACTTGAGGCCAAAACAGCATCACTTAAATGCGTATGTGCCACCATATTAAACGATATTCCAGATACCAACTTTTGGTCAATATGCACGCCATTCGAATTGCATGGATTTAGGGTATTTTCGGAAAGTTTAGACCATCGGCGCATAAAAAAACGGGGTCGACCGGGAAACGATCCCGACCGACCCCGACCGCCAGACTTCGAACAGAGGCGATAACAGCCTATCATGCCGCCTCTGTCGGAGAGAAGAGAAATCAGGCGGACGTTTGGCCAGTGTTGTCGCGAAGCCTCTTTACGGCGTCTCGGCAGGTTTTGAAGTTCGCGTAATCACCCGCGAAGTCGCCGCGATCGAATAATGCGACGATGCGATTGACTGCCTCGTTGGCTTCATCCGGCCCTACATCCTCGCCTGCAGCCGCAAGATAAGACTCGGCCCCCGCCGCAAGGTAGGCGTCCGCCTCGCGTCGGGCCTCGGCAAGCTCGATATCGTGTCGCTCCCGGAGTCGAGCGGCCTCGGCGGCGCCGGCCTCGATCTCGGAGTGCATGATCGCGATCGATCGAGATTGGATCGCGAGTTTCCGGGCGACGGTTCGGATAATCTCCAAGTCGGACCAACCGAGGCGGTTGATCTCGGCCTCCGTCGCAAGCCATTGGATCGCGTCGTGATACTCCTTGAGAGCCTTGAAGTGATTCGCCGGGTCGACGGCCGCGAAACCGGCGGGTCGGGGCTCGTGATCGATGGTCCGCTCGTCGACCCGGCCCATGAGATTCGAGGCCGCTTGCGAATTTTTCATATACTCGATACTTCCCATTGTTGCTCCTATCAAGAGATGATGATCTCGGAGCCGATCGACCGACCGGCCCCCTCCCCTCCCCTGCCCCGATGACTCCGGCCCCTCGGTAAGCCGGAAGCCGTGAACGACCGTCATAACCGGCCGCAATCGCCGGGCCGCTGGCCGGAAATCCTACGGAATCATGCGGCGTCTTCCCGATCTACTCCACTAGCAGAGTCGACCGGAGCCGGAGACTTTGCCCGCTGGTCCCTCCGATCGAAACAGACGATCGACCCGAGCGCGTCCGCAAGAATCTCGACCACAATCGCGTTGCGGTCCATACCTCGCATCGCCGCATAGGCGGAAAGCTTGATATGCAGATTTACGTCGATAATCAGAGAGGTCTTGACGGTCTTACGCAGAGGTCCATCGGCTGACTTGCGTCGTTGCGGCTTGTCGCTCGCCATTGATCCGCTCCGATTCGGTTCCGAGGATAGCCGTCCCTGCGTTGGGGCGGCTATCCTCGTTTTCGGCGTTACGGACCCGGCGACTTGCGTCTTTGCTTCGCGACGGAAACGAGATCAGCCGGACGATCGACCAATTCCGGCGATAGCTCGGATCGAGGCCAGCCGAGACGATCGGCATATTCGGCAATCCGGTCGAGCGATAGATTGCGACGGCCGGTCTCGATTTGAGCGACCATTGATTGATCGATCTCAAGCAGCTTGGCCAGCTTGGCTTGGCTAAGGCCGCGCTTCGCTCGCGCGGCCTTGAAGCGATCGGGGGTCGTCATGCGTGGACTCCGATGGTGAAGGGAAGGCCGGGCCACGCGACCCGGCCGGGGGGGAGTCAGCGAGCCATCATGCCGCATTCGGGATGCGACTTGACCCACCGCTTGCGCCACTCCGTCGCGTCTTTGGGCGACACCCCTGCATACGCGCCACTGTACTCAGCGAGGACCGAGAGATTGTCTTCCCCGACGAGCGGAGGCACGAGATACCCGGACCCCGGCGACTCGACGTACACTTTGATTTTGATCGAATTGAACGAGGGACCGGAGTAGGAGGTAGACGGGGAGTATCGCTCGAATGCCTCGCGGATGATCGCATGGCCATGCTTGACCATTTTCTTGTAGTTGCTTCGGATGTGGTCGGTATTGGGCACAATACCGTCCGGTTCGGGCCGCTCGTCCGCGATCAACTCGCAAAGCGACACGATTTCCGGGCCGAAGTGATCGACTGAAGAATAGCCTTGGACGTGTTCAAATTTGAGTCGCATCGGTCGTGTCCTTGCGTCAGGGGTGGATGGGTCAGTCGTCGGACGGAACGGGCATGATCGAGTCCATCAACATGCAGACCGCGACGGCCGGGACAATCACGTAGATGGCCGGGGTGAAGAGAGCGGCGAGCGTCAGGGTCAGCTTGAGGAGGGCTTTCATGGTCGTCTTCCGTTCGGGTCGTCGTTTGCGTCACTGAGGGTATATTACCGTTTGCTACTTGGCGAGTCAAGTAGCAAACGGTAATAATCTCGGAATTATTTTCGACGGCCTTTCGTGGCAGGGGGGGCTTGCGGCTCCGGCTGGATCGACTTCCGATAGTCGTCGAGAACCGAGGCAAGCAACTCGGCCTGATGGAGCATGCCGAGAATCGCGTCGATCGCACGTCGCCCGGTCGCACCATGCGACATGGCATTGCCCCCTCGGAAACGAGCCATCCATCGACTATCCAGCCCTAAATAGCTAAGTTCAAACGTGGATACGAATCCTTCGACCCATCGAATCAGATAATCAAGTGGGATTGATTCGACTTCTTTGATGAATTCATCATGTGTCATTCGTCCGTCTCCGGCGGGAAGGTGAGAACCGAGACGCCTCGTCGACGACGACGAGTCTCAGCTGCTTTGGCTCGATTCGATGGACGATCATATGCCAGGTGGCACCGCTGGCATAGCGCCCGAAGGTGGTCGTCGATACCACACTTCGGGTAGCAGTTGCAGAGATGAGCGGTCGTCAGAATGATCTTGACGAATCGGTCTCCGGCGTCCTTCTCGACGTCGGCCACACGATAGCTACTGACGGTCGATAGCTCGACGATCGATCCATCGGCCATCCTTGAAAGACTACCGTCGGCCTGGCGGATCACCGTTGAACCATGTCGAGCGCCGCAACCCGGCGTCTCGCACCTGCCCCCGGCCCGATCGAACACGACCCGCTGTCGGATCGCTTTCCAGTCGGCCGGATAGTCTTTGACATTCATCGGCATGGATGGGTATTCCTCTCTCTTGTATACCTGGACAGATATCAACTGAAACAACCGTATTGAACATAACACCCATTATCGGACGTTGTTTCGGGCCTCGGAAACGAGGTCAGTCGGCCCCCTTGTCCACTAGCGCCCGGTGGTAGGCCAACCCCCCTGCCCCGTCGATAGCCTCGATTCGCTTACCCTTGATAAGCCATAGGTCGCAAGGGCCGTATTGACGCCAGAGCTTCACGTCCCGTTTGAACTTCGGGGTCTCCATCCCCTTCACGTCCTCATATCGCTCCGATCCATCAATGCCGATGACATGGTAATCGGGTCGATAGACGTTCTCGTGACACCCGAGCCTGAGAGCCGATGGCTTGGGTATCCATCGCTTGATCGTACCCATAATGACGCATTGATCCAACGCGATCGCCCGATCCGCTTCGGCTCGACTATCGTACTTGACCTTATTATATGTGGTTTTGGTATTGTGATACTTGCTCGCCTTCGGCGGCGGCTTGCGGCCCTTCGGCCTCTCGGCCTGGACGGCCGGAGCGACCGGCTTGGCATCCAGAGCCGCAAGGTTGATCGACCGGATAACCGTACCGAGGGGCCAGCCGTCCGCGTCGAGCGCCATCCACGGCGGGAAGGTAATCGGGCATCTCATCGACTCTGCCCCTTGACTCGAAAGATCGGGACCGACTGGCCACGATATCGCTTCACTTCGGTCGCTTGCTCTTCTCGCATCCGCTCGGAAACGAGTCGCCAGAATGGCCGAATTTCCGCGAAGGTGATCGGCCGACGATCGCAATAAGGAACCCCGGTGCAAAGATGGTCCTGGGCCAGAAAAGCGGCCCGACCGGCCCGAATCCGGTGCATGATCCGAAGGGCAGTCGCGGCCGTGATAGCCTTCTCGCCCCATGTGATCATCGATTTCCGATTTCCCGGCGACCAGGTCTTTCGACGGGGCCACGGCCAACGGCCGTCCCGTCGCAAGATCGGGATTGCCTTCGCGACAATGTCCCGATGAAGCCCCGTCGCCCGGCAGACGTCCATAACCGAGATCGGTTCATGATCCCACTTGAGACGTGCATACGCAAGCATCTTCCCGTATCGATCCTTGGCTCTCATCGCAATCCCCCCCCCTACCCCCCGGCCGGAGCCGAGCGAATCCGAACCGATCGAACCCACCCGGCTCCGCTGGAAATCAGTCCGCGACGGTCGGAGACTGGTCGAACGGGTCGATCCGTCCGACTCCGTCGCACGACGCACACTCAACGCCCTGGACGTCGCCCGATCCCTCACAGTCGGGACAATCCATCAAGATATTGACGACGATCCCCTGTGCCGACTCCATATCGTCGGCCTTCGCTTCGGCCTCTGCCAACGACCCATTGAACGTCGTGAGAACCCGCTTGACCCCGTCGGTCGAAGTGCAAGAGAGTTCATACGTATTGATGGCAGTCGCATTCTCTTGTGATGGGGTGTTGTTGCGTTGTTTCCACCCCTTCCAGAAAGCGGCGTGTGCGTCGTCGATCTTGTTGGCCGCGACGGCCCCGATACCGGGGATGTCGTTCCAGAGGCCGGAAGCCGTCTGAAAGTCGGTCATATCTCCAACCGTGTTGATACCCTTCGGGGTGATCTTGGAGATATACCCACGAAGCTTCTCGACGATGATATCGGAGAGATCGAGTGCGTCGATCTCAACCCGTCGCCATGACTCTCCGGGCTTGGTGTCGATCGCGCCGTCGGGAAGCGTCTCGACGACTTCGACGGCCTTCGGGGCCGGAGCAACCGAGGGGGCCGGGGTCGGAGCCTGGACGGCCTGGACGGTCTCCGTCTCGTCGTCGTTGGCCGAGTCGAAGAGGGGAAGGGTTTCCTCCCCCTGGATGATGAACGAATGCAGGGCTTTTGCGGCCGATTCCCAAGCCTTTTTGGCGTCCGCTGCTTCGATCTTCGCGTCCTGCCAGGTACCTTCAAGCTCGTTGACGTAGATCGTCTTGCGACGGATGTCCGCGTTTTTGGCGACGGCTTCAAGAGCACGGTCCATCGCGAGTGACGATCCGGCCTTGACGCCTGCGCCGAAGGCAAGTGCGGCCCGCTCGACGGCTTCCCGCGCCGACGCCAGGTCGTCGGCAAGAGCGACGATCGATGCTTGCGGCTCCGGCTCGACGGCCTCCGGCTTGACGGCCGGAATAAGGGTCGCGTTTCTGGCCATCTCAACGATTGCATCGACGACCGCTTCGACGGTTTCCGGCTCGACCTCGTCGGCCTGGATGGCCTCTGTGGCGACCGGAGCGGTTCCCGACTCGGTGGACGGTTCGACGGTCTCCGGCTTCACCTTGGGGCCGCTGGGGGCCTTCGGCTCGACGGGAGGGGGCGGCGCGGGTTGGGGGTCAGGAAGCAGGACGGCTTCGGATTCAGCGGCCGGAGCGACTTTGCTCTTACGCTTTCGGATCGAGGTCGGGGCGGTTCCAACTGACATAGCGATTCTCTCTTATGAGTCAAGGGATTCTTGGAGGACGACGCAATGGAAGGTCTGGACGGGTTTGGAAACAAGAACTTCGACGACGACGGCTGATGGGGCGAATTCGTTCATCTTATGTTTGTTGGTCTCCGGCAAGTCATTGAGGAAGTTGTTGATAGCCGCAATCGAAACGAATGGCATCGCGTTAAAAGGTGACGGGGTCCGCATGAGATTTCCGATCGACGCCCCGGACGAAAGGAACCAGTCGCCTGAGATACCGGTGACGGTGAGACGGAGAACGTAGATCGTCGTCGAGCCGTAGGCCGGTTCGGGATTTGGAGCCGGCTTCCGAGGGGCCGGAGCGGTCGAGACGGACGGGACGGTTTCGAGCAACCCGGCCGGAGCGTTATTCTTTGTCCTCCGATGATTCATGATATTAACATCCGTCTCAAGGCTCCGTCTATATATACTGCTTAGCTAAGCTATATATATAGAGAGGGAGGGGTAGGGTCGAAGTAACTTACGAAGAAAAAGAGGGGTCAAAGGTAGAACGGAAGTTACGGAAGACCGTAAGTTACGGAAGATACACTTAGTAGACAGAGGTCTAGTGTACAGAAGACTAACTTACGTAACTTACGGAAGCCACGTAAGAGATAGAGAGGAGTTAATCTTCCGCAAGTTACGGACGTTGCAGAGGTGGCAACTTCCGTAACTTCCGTAACTTACTAACTTACGGATAGACCTCTCGGTTTAAAAGTTGAAAACGCGACTCTTGATGCAATTCCTTTCTGGATAAGGTGATATGGGGAATCTGTTTTTAGAACGGAACATTTTCGTCTCCGGAAGTTACTTCCGGCCCTTCGGGAGCGTCGGCAGGAATCTCCCAAAACCAAGGAGCGCCATCGCCCATGCCCTTCCGAGCTTTACCCCCGAGAGCTTCTTTTGCCTTGTACATGGGATCACGAGCGATGCCAGCTTTCCGAGCTTCGGCGATCAGAGCAACACTATCCATCATCCCCTTCCCGGCCGCGTGCTCTCGGAGCCAAGCAACCGCAAGGTCGAGTGATCCGGCCTTGGTAGACTTAGCGAAGGTGGGCTTGGAGTCGGGTGTAAGCGACTCGTCGGCGGTCATTGTGACTGCCTCATCGAGCCAATTGACCAATCCGTCATCGCCGATCCGATAGGCCAATCCTCCTTGGTTGCGGGGGGCTGTGTTGTTCTTGACTTTGGTAATCAAGCACTTCTCCGGATCTTCCTTATCCTTATTGATGAACCACGATGAACGACACATTTGCACGTAGGCGTAAGAGCCTCCGATCCGTGCCATCACCGACGTCCCGGAGCTTCTATTCAGGTGGACGACGATGATAACCGCGACCCCTTGTCGCGCTGCCATGTCGCTCAATGGCTTCAGTATCGACCGGATTTCGGCGTTCCGATGCTCGTCGGTTCCTGACCCGATATAGCTCGACACGGGGTCGATAATGATGAGCTTGCAATCCTTGAGCCTCATGACGGCGTGCTCAAGATGGTCGATATAAGAGAGGTTGAACGGGGTATAGCTTCCGGTCGAATCCTTGACTGACGAAAGAACGTGGACCTTGGAGCAATCGGCCCCGCATTTGACCAGCCGGGGCTTGATCGTATCGTTAGGGTCGTCTTCCGCGCTGAAGATCAGGGCCGATCCCGGCTCGAAACACTGTCCCCCAGCGCCGGGAATCTCGGCTCCCCTCGTTACCCGGGCAACCAAGTCCGTCGTGATGTAGCTCTTGCCGACGTCGGGAATGCCAACGAACAAAGTCATCTTGCCAATCGCGACCTTGTTGGGGATCAACCATTGGACTTCTTTGGCCTCGATATCTTCGAAGCAAGTCAGTTGGATATCGTCCGGTTCGATATGCCGGAGATCGTAAAGGATCGTCCCCTTGAGCGGCTTGCCCTTCGCGTCTTCGGCGAGTGAAGGAGTCCAGTCGATCGCCCGAAAGGCCAGCCGTCCGAGGTCCTCAATCGAGTTCCCCGCGTCGAGCCAATCGGACACATCTCCTTTTTGGGGAAGGTTGGGCAGTTCGAGGTAGCGGATTCGACCGGCCGTGTTGAAGAGGTGGCCGCAAACCTTGTGAGCGTGCTTGTGTCCCGCCTCGTCGTTGTCCGCGATCACGACGCAGTCTCGGCCCTTGAACCAAGGGAGGAAGCTCGGTTGCGGCCAAGTCACGTCGGTCGAGTTCGATCCTTGGTGGTTCGTCGTCGCCGTCAGTCCCTCCGATCGGAGCCGATCGACGTCCTTTTCCCCTTCAGCGATAAAGATCGTCTCATCTTTGCTGGCGCTGATGAGTTCGGGAAGCTGGTACGGGAGAGGTCGAACCCCATCCATGTTCCCTTTCTCTTTGTGCCATTCCTTTCCATCCCATCGGCACTGACGGAAATCCTTGACCCCGTTCGGCATCCGATAGCGGAAAACTCCGTATTGGAGATCGCCGTTGTCATCGACGTATTTTAGTATCTCTTCAAGTATCTTCCCTTTCGATGAGAATTCCGGCCGTCCGAACGGGACGCCCGCCTTGTCCGCGTAATATTTGGCCGTCTCGAGCCATGATCCTCGGTTGCCGTTGCGGAGGGCGAATTCGAGGAAACCGAGGGTCGAGTGATCTCCACCCGCGTCGACATAGACTCCCGTCTTGAGGTTGATGGCCGCGCTCGGATTATGGTCGGGACGACCCATCGCGTGACATTCGAGGAATCCCTTCGGGCTTGGCGTGCCGGAGCCGAATTTGACGCCAAGCTCGGTATACTCCTTTTTGATATCGAGATGCGAGATGATATCGGCTTTGAGCTTCGACCAATCAATCTTCCCCTTCGCGGAATCCGATCCGCTGCCAGCGCTTCCTTTGATTAGCTTGCCCATGGAGGAGAGGTCCGATCATCCGAGGTAGGAGCTTGGCGGCTTCCCTGGACTAGCGGCGGTGTAATCCGCTAGTCCAGGTCGAGAACCACTCAGAGAGGGTGTGAAGGCCGTTCGGCGAGATCGGATCAGAACGGGATATCCTCGTCGTCGGCTGTTGCCGTCGCGGTGCTTGCGGCCGGGGCCGGTGCGGCGGCTCCGGCCGTCCGGCGTCGGCGGTTGCCCGCCGCTCCGGCATCTCCGGCCGGAGCGGCTTCCGGCTCCGGCTTGCGTTTCAGGCCCGCTTGGTACTCTGATGATTTCATAATCATCTTCCCGACCCATTCGGGAACGTCGGCCGGAATAACCGTCGGATTCTTGGGATCGATCTCAAAGAACACGTCGGAGACGATCGGCTCCGGGTCGAATCCCTTGCCGGTGGACTCGTCGAAAACGTCGTCGGGGTCGATCGCCAGATAGCTCTCGGCCTTGGAGTATTCGCCCCCGGCGACTTTCGTTGCGGTCGTCACTTTCACTTGGAGAAGCGCCCCGATGAGCGTTTCCGGGTCGTATCCCCCGTCAATCTCGGCCTGCGTGAACTTGCGGCCCTCGCACGCTTGGATCAAGTCGAGCATATGTGACGGCTTGCTTGACGACCCGAGATAGGCCGGGACGAACCCGGACACCTGATAGACTTCCCCTTGCGGGTCGAGCGCCGGGACGTTGCGACGGACGGAATGGAGTTCGAAGGTAACGAGGTATTGCAGCTTGGCGTCATACTGCGCGGTGCTTGGGGGTTGCGTCCCGAGTTCATAGACGCACGCGACGCGAGCGCCGTAGACCCGAGGCGGGATGATATCGCGGGGGGTTGATCCGGTTAGTTTCCTGCCCATGTCTTCAAGTCTCCGATTGGTAGATGTCTGGAATGGGGCCAACGAACGAAAGTCGATCGAGAGAACGGGTAGCGGCCACATAGGCAAGATTCGATTCTTGCATGCGTGACGCCGGGGATTTACTCATCGGGTGGGGAAGTAGCTCCGGCCGGAGGATCACGATATGCCGGGCTTCTCGACCCTTGGCACGATGGATCGACGAGAGCAGAACGCAGTTGGATTGCTCGGCCTTGGACTTGTCGACGAACATCGACTTGACCTTGTCGCGGACCTCGTCGGCGAGGCAACATCCTTCGGAAGCGGCCATGATACATTCACACGTATCATTGACCCTGACCATTTCATCTTCGCAATTGTCCAGGTCGGAGAGACGCCGGAGTTCTGAGAGTCTCCAATCTTGGACCTTTGAGCAAAGGTCGTTGGCGGTATTGGTATCGAAGGATTCGATGAGCTTCGCGAGTCCGTCTCCTAAGTCGCGGCCCTGGATAGCGACCGGGACGCCCGACCCGGCCAGCCGGAAGGCCAGCGAAACCAATGGAGCGTTAGTCCGGCATAAAACCATCATACCAACGTTGATATCATTGATATCGAAATCAACGTCGATGACACCCTCGATTGCGTCCTCCTTATGACGGAAGTCGGGAACCAGGTTATTCACGAGCTTGACGTGACTGACGGGACACCGGAAAGAGAGCGTCAGGGGAAGTCGTGTCAGCCTCGGAAGGCTGTCAGCGAGTGTATCCATCGACTGAGAGTCGGCCCCCCGGAAGCCGTAGATGGCCTGCCTTGGATCGCCGACGATAACGAGTCGGCCGTACTTACCGGCCATACGTTTCACGAAAGCATGCTGGCATGGGTCGAGGTCTTGCGCTTCATCAATAAAAAGGAAGTCGAGCGGATCGAAGTCGAGATGGAGCTTGACCGGAAGCCAAACCATGTCGTCGAAATCGACGGCCGTCAGGTCCACCAGGCAAGCCGCAAGCAGTTGGGGAACGGATCGATGCACGACGGTTCGGAGCGTCCGGGGGATGTTGATCGCAAAGGAAGCGGCCAATCGTTCGAGGGTATCGGGTGACGGGTCGTCGAGAAGGAATCCTTTGCAAAGCGCGGCCAGCTTGACGACGACGGCTTTCGCCTGTTTTGTGAGCTTGTCGCGACGAGGCAAGATCGTATCCATATGTCGCCAGGCTTTAAACTTCTCCGGTTCCCCTAAGTTCGGGTAAGCCATCCTGAGAGCGGCATACCCGGCCGAGTGCATCGTGGTTGCGCTCGCCCCGTCGGGTAGACCTTCCTGAAAGTCATTTGCGATGGCTCGGTTATAAGCCACGTAGGAACAAATAAGCCCCCTGTCATGCTTGCGGATTCGGTGGATACCTTCCCGGCAAGAGAAGCTCTTGCCGGTTCCTGCTCTCGCTTGGAGAGCGACTGACGAATTTTGCTCGACGAGGGCTTGCCAGAATGCCTCTTGCTCGTCGGTGCCCGACGGCCTGGACGGTGCGGACGGGACGCCCCCGTCCAGGGCCGGAGTGCGGACGAATCGTCGTCGCGTCGGGGTTGTCGGGGTTGTCGGGGCCGTCTCCGGCTCGGGAGAGTCAAGGCCGGAGACGAGCTTTCCCATGAGAAGTCCTTATATAAGAGGAAGGTTATTCTTCGTACCCGTACCCGTCCCCGGACCCGGACCCGGACCCGTACCCGTACCCGTACCCGTACCCGTACCCGTACCCGGACCCGGACCCGTACCCGTCCCCGGACCCGTACCCGGACCCGTACGCGTACCCGTACCCGTACCCGTCCCCGTACCCGTCCCCGGACCCGTACCCGGACCCGTACCCGGACCCGTACCCGTACCCGTCCCCGGACCCGTACCCGTCCCCGTCCCCGTCCCCGGACCCGGACCCGTACCCGGACCCGTACCCGTACCCGTCCCCGGACCCGTACCCGTACCCGTCCCCGGACCCGGACCCGGACCCGTACCCGGACCCGTACCCGGCGGGTGTGGTGGTGATTACTGGCTCCACGGGTAGGACTCCCACGCTTCGACGGCCTTGGGGTCAGTGACCTCGGAGACGGAGGTGATTCCCCGGAGTTCAACCTTCGAGGCGGCTGCGCCGATCCGGCATCCCTTGCGAGGTCCGAAAGCTGCGAGACCGAGGAATCCTTGAGTGTCGGAGGGCCAATAGATCGCGTTGCGGCAGCGTTCGAGGGTGATCGTGTCGCCGGTCGTGTCGGTCGCGAAGCCGAAAAAGACGCCACGATTCGATGTCGTGACAAGAACGGGTCGAAGCTCAAACATGATAAGATTTCCTGATCAGTAAGGGATTGTAGTGCTATCGATGCCTTGGAGTTCGCCAATCGCGAACGTGTCGTTCTCGAAATGCTCGATCGATCGAGTGATCTCGGCCGACACGAGGCCGAAATCGACCGGGCCGGAAGCGAGCGAAAGCATGGTTGCGGCGTAGATTCCTCGGTAAATCTCGCCCTTCGATCCCGGCAAGGTCAGGGCTTGCTTCGCCAGGAATTCGAGGAATTCAGACAGGTTCAAACGTCCCCCCTTCCCCCGTCGAGCGGGATCAAAATTCGTCCTGGGCTTCGTCGATCCGAGCGACCATACGGGAGGATGCTTCGAAACCCGAGCGGATCAAGGCGAATTGGATCGCCAGGTCCATGCGCGTCCAGATCGTCATGACGTCGGCCGGATCGGCGTTAAGCAGGCTTGCCAACCCATCGGCGAATGTTTGAAGCTGGTGACGGAAGACAACTCCCGACCGCGCCATATCGACGACGCGGAAAGCTCCATGCGACTCTTCGACCAGGAATCGCGGGGAGGCCGTCGCGGCCGGTGCGGGCCATTCGCCCGTATCGCTCCCGTCCGTCTCCGCTTGCTCGGCCTCGTCGGCTGCTTGCGGCCCTTCGGCCTCGACGATCCTCGTCGCAAGCCCGAGGGGCCTGACCAGGTCGTGAGACTCGATCAGCGACCGGCCCGAGGTGTATCGGGCCGCTCTCCAAGCGGAGAGCTTGTCGGTATTCGGATCGTAATGCTCGACCCATTCCGACGCGGACAAGAGATGGAATCGCTCGATCAAGATGGCCTCGATTTGCTCAATCTCCCGATTGGCTCCCTTGCCAGACGCCTGAGATTCCGCCGCTTGACGGAAATGCTCATCGGCGACGATCTTGAGTCGAATCCGATCTTGGATCAGGATTCCGATCTCCCTTGCGATCGCGGTTTCACGTCCGCTTGGAACCGTCATATAAGAACCTGCTCTCTATTCGAAGTCTGGCGTGTTATCCCCGGTTTGCATCGCGGCGGCTTATTCGATTTTGACCTTGTCAAGATCGACGCCCAAGGCCCGAGCCATCCGATTTAGCATCTTCTGATCAAGTCCCTTTGCCCTCCCGTTCATCGGGAAAGGATAGGGTTTGATACCCATCAGGGTTGCGACTTCCGAGATTGTCGTGGGCCTGACTCCGAAGATTTGCGCTGCTCGACCGAATGTAACCAGCTTTGGTTCCCCCTTCTTTCCCGATGGTCCGTCATCGTCTATATCTTCCATCGCTCCACCTTTGAGACCGTCATGCACGGCGGTTGTGCTTGACACACTTAATCTACGGTCTGACAGGTCAGTCGTCAAGGCCGTCTCGTAAATTATTTTCGCAGTTCTTTTCTCACGTCGCATCCGACGCACCAATCGAGGTTGACGATCACGGCATAGCCGGCGAGACGACAACGAGCATCGACCTTGAGGCACCCGCAATCGGAATGACGGAAATCACATAGCTCGATAGATGCGATCGTCGATGAGTCGATAGCGTCGAGAACGATTCCAGGATCGGACGGAGCGACTCCGGTCGATTGTTCAATGATGAATCTGAGGAATGTTCCGCCAAGTCTCGGGTAAGCACAAAAGCGAACGTGCCTCGATGAGACTGCGATGCAAGTCGAGCCGATCGGGACGGGGCAGGATTCGCATTGATTCATGCGCTTACCGTCGCTGACATGAACCCTTGCCTTGAGTCGACGTGTGATCCTGAGATAAAAAACGGCGTGCAGGATGAAATCGAGGCCAAAGTTAATGGCTGGAAAATAAGGGTACTCGCTCTGCTAATAGTGACGTCGACAGCCGTGGTCCCGCTCGAAAAACAATTCATCTGCATCTTGACCGACAACGTCGTCCCGCACGCGATTCCCCATGCCACGCTTCCGAGGCCGGTAGCCGTCTGATAAGGGCTTATCCAAGAACCGCTCGTGATATCATAGGTGAGAATGAAATTAAGTGTAACCGTGGTCAACGGGTTGCAACTTGAATCAATCGGCGTGTATGTCCACGATCCATAAAGCGTCGTCGGCGTGCTCGCGCATATAGAGCATACGGCGGTTCCCCCGCAACACGGCGCGCAAGGCATCCCTCGTTTTCGAGCCATCGTCGTATCTCCTTAGCACCATGCGACGACGACGAGCCATGATCCATCGTCACATAGGTCGCAATCGACGAATTGGGCGGTCGGTATCGAGCTACCGTTGAGCGGTGAATAGATCGTGATATCGGAAGCCGTCGTATCCGGCTTCGATTGCCCCGTCCCGTTGGTGACGCAATGGCGTGCGGTTCCCGATCCATAAGTAAGGACCGAAGTCAGACCAGAGCCGGAGACCGTCGCGGCCGTGATCGCCGATGTCGTAAAGAAGATAGCCGACGTTCCGCCCGGAGTCGCGTTGAGGGCACTCTGTCGGCCGGACGCTTGGCCGAGTGCCAAGGCCCCGATTTGCGATTCATCGTTCGCGAGACGGCGCAAGAGGTCAGATACCCGCATTTCGAGGTGGCGGATTCGGCTCTCATAATCACTCGTCATTAGATGGCTCCGGCGACGGGTCGGTATTGTCAAGGACGTCGTCGACGAAATCCGAGTTAGCGGCGGCGTCGTCGGCTGGCGACGAGGCGGCCTTGGCCTCATCATCCTGCCCGACGAGCTCGCCCCCACCTTCTCCACCCGGACCTTCCGCGTCGTCGCCTCCATCGGCCTCGTCTTGCCCCTCGTTCGCTCCGGCCTCGTCGCCACCCTCATACCCGCCCTCGTTGCCACCTTGGCCCCATTCCTCGTCGCCCATCGACTCCGATCCGTAGCCTCCGAGACCAATCGACCCTTGGCCGGATTGTTCCCAAGCGGCCCCCCCGGTGAATGCGGGATGGATATAGTAGCTCTCCCCCGTCGCGGGTTTGCGCCGGTTGTTGACGGCCAGCGTCGTCATGAAATTGCTCGCCCCGTCCGCGGGCCAATTGAGCACGATTTGCCGGACGGGGCCGTTGATGGCTTCCCACCCGGTCGTATAGCCGTTGCCCGCGACGTTGAGGGCCATCCCGAGCGCCAGGGCCGGAGCATAGAGACCGTTATAGGACACGTCTCCATTGATGACCGTATCTTGAACCGTCGCCAGCCGGAGCGCCGCCAAGGCGTCTCGGCTCGACTGATCCCCGGCGTTGATCCAAGCCGGATCGTCGAGATACCAAGTCCTCGTGATTCCCGCGAACGAATGGAACGTCCCGGACGGCCCCGCGCTTGCGGTCAAGGTTCCCCTCGAATAAGCGATCAACGCATTCACGTCCGTCGGCGCAACGACCAATCCCCCGCCCGCATTTAATACCGACTGAGAGTTGCCGACTTTGACGACGGGTTCCGTGAACACGATTTGATTATTGGTCGGATCAACGAGGAACGTCGCGGGCCATGAGGCTGCGCCGTTGGCGATCGCCGCAACGGGATAAAGGGTCGACTCGACGGCCCCGTTGACTCCCCATGTGACCGGAATATTGAACTTGTGAACCAAGTGGCCGAACGCTACCGACGACGTGACGTTGTATCGTCGCCACACGTCACCCAAGCTGTCGACCGGGATACAGACGGCCCGATAGTTGGTGTACCCGCCGTTGACCAACGGTCGGTCGAGGGTAAGGACCGAAGTCCCCCCCGCCACCATCGCCGTACATGAGATGATCTGTCGATACTCTTGTTGGGTGATAACCGTGGACGCCGGGTTGATACACCAAAGCGACCCCTTATTGGTTGACCAGAAATTCGCTACCCAGTGGACCGACGTATCATGCGACTTGACGGTTACGGTCGTCGATGTGAGAGCCGTGATCGTCCCGTAATCCGTCGATCCGCCCGGTTGGATGAAGTCATTCCACGTCCACGAGGTTTGTTGGCCCGAGGTCCAGGCCGGTGTCAGAGTCCCGTCGATCACCGATCCGTAGAGCGGTTCGATATTCGCTTTACCACGTATGACGACGTTGGAATAGCTCCCGGAGCTATCGCGAGCGAAGTTCGGCCAGTCGATCGGATCGGTTCCGAGGGTCAAGGTCGTCGGGGTGAAGGTCGTGGAATTCTTGACCCGGATTCGCCAATCCGACGTTGCCGCAACCCACTCAATCCAGCACGAATAGAGACCGGCCCACTTGTCCAAGAATTGATCGATAGCGTTGAAAAACGCCGGGCCCGAGAAGGTGACGGGGTCGGTCGGAACCAGTGTCAACGGGGTCAAGTCTCCGGCCACGAACCCGGCGATACCGACGGCCGCAAGAGCCGTTGCGTGCATCGTGAACATATTCGTCAACATCGTCGCTACGGAAAGGCCGGAGTTCGCCGGGAGATAGTCGGGGTCGTCGCTCGGAAGGTTGTAGATAACCAATCCCGTCGAGTCGAATGAATTGGTAACGGGAATCTTATTCCCGACATATTTCAATCCCTTGCATTGATAACCGAACGTCCATCCGGTCTGATCTTTGCTCGGTTGGATCGAAACGATTTCACCCAAGAATAGCGGCGTGCCGAGATAGTCAAGCTCGACGATCGCCCCCTCTTTCCATGAGGGGGGAAGCGCCCGGCCGTATTGATGAAATTCCAACACTTGCGGAGCATCGATCGACTGAGTAAAGCGGTCGAGCTTGATCCGGTTCGATGCTCGCCCGGCCGATCCGGGGCCGTAAGAGGTCGGAGTCCCGCCGACGGTAATCGTGAGATTGAAGATTGTCGACATGATCCGACCTTATTGTTCCGAGTTGAAGTTGCCATCGCCGCTCGGAAGCTGGCGTCGCATTTGTTGTTGAAGCATGTTCGCTTGTCGGCGCAAGCTTGCTTGTTGACCGAAGATTTGTTGATTCTGTTCGGCAAGCACTTGAGAGGCGTTCATCATGGCTTGCTGCAAGCTGACGGCCTCCCTCGCTACTTTCATCGCGGCCTTGTCGGCGGTTGCCTTCTTTCGAGACTTACTCGCCTTGTCTCGCTTCCATTTCGCGGTCGACCGCACAAGATCGTCGTCGGCCTTTTGGTCCACGGCGGCGGCCTTTTTGTCGGCGGATTTCTTGTCGTCGGCCAGTTTCTTGATAACTTTCTCGTTCTCTCGGCCTTCCTTCTCATCTTCCTTTTGTTGCTCATCGAACGCCTTCCATCGCTTCTTTTTCGACTTGGCGTCGGCCACCCGCTTCCCCGCTTCGGCCGCGTTTCCGGGTAGCTTGTCGATCGCCGTCGCGGCCGTTTCCCCCTCGGAAGACGTTTGTTGGAACGCTTCCGGTAGCGCGTCGGAAAGCCCCTTGAGCCGACGGATCGCGGCCGGATCGCCTCGCACTACGTCCGCAACCAGGTCGTCAGCTTCTTTCTTCTTTGCGGCTTCGGCACGCTTGCGGATATCCTTGTATTTGGCCTGTTGATCGACGTTGAGGTTCTCGAATCCCTTGTTTGCCCCGAACAGTTTTTCTTGCACCCTGATCGCCTTGGACAGTTCGTCATATCGGGTGATATCCCCCGACTCGACGAATCCCTTGAGCGGCCCCAAGGCTTTCGAGACCGACTTGGAGAGCGCCCCCGATCCACCACCCGCGTCGGTGACGGCCTCTTTGGTCGCCTTCTCCAGTTCGTCTTGAGCACTCCCTTTTTTCGTCGACTCGAGGGCCGATTTGCGTTCCTCAAGGGTTTTGATCCGGGCCGTAAGCGTGTCGATCTCCGTCAGGTCGACTGCCAGCTTGAGCGGCTTGGCGTTGAGCGCGTCGAGCTTGTCTTTGAGCTTTTCGACCGGAGATTGAGCCTTCTCCGCTTCCCCGATCCAAGAGACGACCGCCTTGCGAAGCATCTCGAAAGCGACGAGTCCGATACCGATTGCCGGACTAATCATCATGATGTTATTTAAGATAGGTCGTAATCCCATCTCGGGAACATACTGAAGATCGTCGATCGTGTTTCCCAGCATTTGCATCTGGTAGGCGGCTTTGCTCGCGCCTTTTCCAGCCGATCCCAGCGCGGCGGCTCCCTTCGTCGAATAAGCGGCTCCGGCATTGATAACGGAGTTGTATTCTTTCTCAGCGTCGAGAGAGGAAAGAATGCCGAGTTTTCGGACGGTCTGCTTTGCGGACAGACCTTCCAACATTGAGCCTTGACGCCCGGTATTGGACGTGACGTTGTCGCTCGCATGAGCCTCTAAATTGTAAGAATCGGCAAGCTCATAGGTCTTGATTGCGGCTTCGGCCGCTGCTAGGGCCGCAAGCCGCTCCGCTTCGGCTGCTTCCTTGACGGCTATCGCTTGCCGCTTTGCGGCCGACTCCACGTCGAGGGCCGCATTCGCCTCCGCTGCCCACGCTTGAGCGGCTGTCGTCGCCGCTTCACGAGTCGCGATTGCGGCGTCGAGGGCCGCATTGGCCTCTGCCGCCCAGGCTTGAGCCGCTTCGGTGGTAGCATTCACTTGCGAGTGTTGAGCGGCCGTAACTGATGCCATCGTCCCGACGAGCTTATCGAGCGATGATTGAAGCTGCTTGCCGGTTTTGAGGTATTCGGAAAGGCCGACGTCCCCCGCGTCGTAAGCCGCTTTCAACTGATCCAAAGATGCGGACGTATAACCAATATGCTCGTTTAGGTCGTCAATCGCGGCCCCGCCCTCAACGTCGAGGATCAATCTGACCAATTCGTCATTGCTCGCCATGATGATTTCTCGAATAATGAAGACGTGGCGTTGCAGAACCCGAATCGACGGAGATCAGAATGGACACGTATCAGATTGCTTTGGTCGTTGTTTGGATCGCCCTTTGGGGGCTTGGCTTCTACGTCGCGGATCAGAAAGGCCGCTCTCCGAAGGAAGGCTTGGCGCTGGCGTTCCTGTTCGGCCCCCTTGGTGTGATCGTTCTGGCGTTGCTCCCGACCCGATCCGAGACGACTCCGGTCGAGAAACGAACCGAGGCGACTCCGGTTTCCCGAAGTCGCCCCTTGTCGCCGCTCTTGCCGATCGACGAGCCGCAACCGTCGCGGTCGATCAAGTCACGGTAGAGATGAAGTCGGTTAGGGCCGTCCCGTCGAAGAATGAACGGAAGTTGAATTCCTGACGCGACAAGTCACCAAGCGGAGTCGTTCGGCTTCGCTTGGTGATTCGGCCCGACGCTGAAAAGTCCAGCTTTAACGTATGGGCCGGAGAGACTTTCGTGAACAGAATCGAACACGTTGACGCGGTCTGTGCCTCGTATGCCGTCCGGTCGGTCGCGGCCGAGTAATTGAAGTTGGATGAAAAGTCGTTGGTGCGTCCGCAATAGGACAATGCGGAGATGTATTGATCCTCATCGAATGGTTGCGCAAGGATATTCTTCAAGTCCCACTTGAAGTTATTGTAGCGAGAGCGAGCCGACCCTCCGACCGTGAAACCCGTTTTGGATTCCTTATGGACGTAGGGATTTTCCGTCGGGAAGACGGTGAAGGCCGGTTGGGCCAACGTCGGGGCGACGGTGTCCGGCTTCTGGAAGATGAGGCCGAAGTCGGCCATCAAAATACCTTCATCGGTCGTCGCGGCACATGAAAGCGAGAGCGTCTCGACCTTTGCACCCAGGTAGCGGACGGCCTCAAACGAGTCGAAATGGTCGAATGTCCACGAGGTCAAATCGTTGCTCGTCAGAGCCGTCGCGAACGCGAGAAGCGCGGCGGCTTGCGTCGGATAAAACGGCGTGCGGAGCTTGCCGCCCGCTTTGACCCGCGACGAGATATTTTGGACCGGACGGTTGCCTCCGTCGGCCGACATAAGCTCTTTGCGCTGTGGCTCCGGCATGCCGGAAAACGCAGTATCGCCGACGAGGCGGAACCAAGTCGGCGTGATATTGGTCGTGTCGAAAACCCCATAGGTCAGTTCGGGAGTGCCCCGGACCCATGATTGAGCGCCCCATCCCATAACTTGAACCGCCTATGTGTTGACGTTGATTCGGAGCTTGATCGCGCCTTCGGCCTTGAGGCAACTGGCCTTGGCGTCCGGTGCGTAACCCGAATAGGCTTGCTTATTCAATTCCCCGTTGACGACGAGATCGCCCATGATCGCCTTGACGATCGCGAGTCGAGCCGGATCGGTCGGAAATAACCCCCGACGGACCCAACCCCACATATTGATAATATCGTCGGCATGAGTTCCGTCGACGTAGATGTAAATGAGCGTGATAATGTCGCTCTTGTGCTGATTTTCAGACCACCATCCCGTGCCGTCTCCGGCCGGAGCGATGGAGACGTAGGGCATTTGCGCCGTCGACGGCTCGGCCATGTCGCCGTTGTCGCCTTGGAGCGAACAGAACGTAACGCCCTTCGTTGCAAGGAACGGGTCGGTACGTAACACCTTGTCGATGGCTCGAAACGCCAGTGTCTCCTCAGCGTCCGGCCCGCCAAGTCGGCCTGCCATATCAGTTCTCCCCATGATCGAAGTTGTTAACGATGGCGACGTTGATGGCCTCAATCATCGGGGCGGCTTGCCATCGCGGCAAAAGGACGGTCGCTATCTGGCCCTCGACTTCGAACTTAAGGGCAATGTAGCGCTCGACCCTCATCGTCGACGTGTCGGCCATCGGGGTCGCGCCAAGGAACCGGGCGGCATGCGTCGAGAGTCGCTCTTGAGAGTGGCCGTTACGCTGATTCATTGATCGCCCACCTTGGCTCGATCAATTCGAGTTGAAGGTTGATCGAGTTGGCGAGTTTAATCGCGTCGGCCTCGGAAAGACTGACGTGATTATACGTGGTGCCGAACCGCGTCGAGATGATGATACGCATATCGTCATCTCCATCGATTGCGGCGGTTGCTCCGGCGGCGGCAAGAGTCGACTTTTCAATTCCGGTCGTCATCATGTGCGTTGATTCTCCTATGGTTGCTTGGCGATCTTGCTGACTTCCTCGCGAACGGCCGCAAGGATTCGCTCTCGGCCCCACGGCCGGATTCCCCGGTCGTCGCGGATCGGATTCCGACCGGCCCCGGTGAAGTGATACTGCATAAACGGGACGCCCTTGCGACTAACGATGTCGTCAAGGAACGATTGGACGAACCATTGATTCCCGCTCTTTCCCGCCTCCGTCGCATAGTTGGCGATGATCCGGCTATTCCGGCCACGAGGGGCGAGCGGTGGCCCGGTCAGGCGTCGATACTGGCTCGACGATAGGTTGCCGAATTCGTTTTGCAGGGCAGGACCGATTCCCTTCCCGCTCTTGTCGCCTCGCTTGACGGGTAGGATCGTCCCACCTCGGTATGTGACCGAAGCGAACGGAGTCCCGTCTTTGTCGAGTCCACCCAAGATGGCTCGAGTGTGATCCTCTTGCATGATCGCCTGGATTCGGCGAGTCAAATAAGTGAAATCAGGATCGACGAACTTACCGAAGTATCGTGTAATCGACCCCTGCATCTCGAATCGAATCGGCATGGGATCATTCCTCTTTGAAGCCGACGCCTGCCAGAAAATCGACATGACGTGTCGGCGTGATGCCCCGAAATCGACCGTCGCGTAATTGTTGATGTCCGGTGCGGAAATCGGCGATCCGGCCCGACTTCGGAGCGACGACCCCGCCCGGCCCGACGACCCGGCGTATCCGGTCGCGCTCGGCCCCCTCGTCGACGCCTGCGACTCCCCGCCACCATCCGAAGGCTTGACGTTTCACGGTCGCGAGCGAAGTCGCCGAAAGGCCGATCACGTCTCGCTTCGGTAACGGCCGTTTCCCCTCACGATGGTAGTTGAGGATCTCCCCCCAAGGCCGTCCGGTATGAACGTCATAAGCCCAAAAGAACAGGACGAATCCGTCATAAGCTTTCCATCGGAGCAAGCTCCGAGTTCGGCTCTTGTCATATGTCGCCATGAGCGGCGGCGCATTCGGACTAGCCTGACCCATCGGCGAGTAATCCCAGCGCTGGCGGGCTTTCCTCGTCTCGGCCGTGATCGGCCGGAGCCGATGGCCATTTTTGTCCAGACCGGCCGCTAAGTCGCGATCCTTGGCCGTCGCGGCAAAGTGACCAACCCGAGTGTAATACTTCATCCGAGTCGCCTGACTCGCCTTCCGAAAATCGGCGTCGGGCGGGTCGATATTTTCGACTCGGAAGGCGTTCGGGTCGGTCAAGGGATCGGACATAGCTTACCCCTTCGGCGGTGGGGCCGGAGTCGGCTGGACGGCTTCCGGCTTGGGAATCTCGCCGGGGTCATTGACGACGACGTTTATCGTGTAGGTTCCGGCTGGTTTCTCGTGAATCCAAATGGTCGACTTATGCGTCGGCACCATGAGTTCGCCGACGAGCGGCCCGACCTTGAGTCGATCGCCGATCTCTCGACGCATCTCTTCGGCGTAGGGAGTCGAGAGCTTGCGGCCCGTCGCCTTCTCGACTTCAGACGGGACGGCTTTCAATAGTTCGTCAAGGGTCATATCATCATCCTCTCAAGGGTCTAGTGGTTCCGAGTTCGACGGTGATTTCCGCAATCCCGTCTCCGTTTACGTCGATCTCAGCCGTCAGGCAAATCATCGCGTCCTGTGCTCGACGCAAGAATGAATCACCAAGCATCAAGTAATCGGTATTTCCCGAACCGAGGATTTGAGCTTGGCAGACGAGCGACAACGCATAGAGCGAAACGCATTTGACGACCGACGGCGTCACGATGAGATGGTTCGCGACAAGCAGGTCAGAGAGATATTTCGAGGTCGCTCCGGTCATGTACGCGGTCGACCCCCACCCGACACACGGATAGATCGCCGTCGCCATCGACCCGAAGTCGTAATGCCGAAGAATCGATGAATCCATCCATTCACGTGCAAGCCCGCATTCGGTGACGAATCCGGCCGAGTCGGAATCGGTATCCATCAACTTTTCGATTGATGGCAATATCTTTTTCATATCAGCCATCGTGCCGTAGACCGGGATAGCGCTTCCCGTTCCGGCCCGGCCGATGACCTTGATCGATCCGACCTTGACGCTCGTCTGGACGCCCGCGTTGATAATCTCGACGAGATAGCGATATGTCCCGACCGTCAAGAGCGACGACGAAGCGAGTGGCAACGAAAGCGAATAGGTTCCTTGCGTCGGGTCGATCCATGCGGCCGTCAGGCCCGGCGTGATCGCGGGCAGGTTGCCACCCGGCCAGAGAGTGCAAAGGAACGTCGCGGACCCTGGATAGAGTCCATACGGGGTTATCCCGTCCGGCGAGATGAGCGTTTGTTGCCAGTTGGAATCAGAGCCTTGGATCGCTTCCAATGTCGGGCTTGCCATGTCATTAAACCCTTATGGAAGTTTTATCGTTTGCGTGAAATGCCAATCAGCCGGAGCGGCGACGACCGATTTCGTAAAGTGCCAGTCGGGCCACGTCGCGAGGATTACGACCGCGCCATTGAGATACGGAAACGAGTAGAGCAAGGAAGTCCGCCGGAAGGCCGCTAGACGCCTGCCAGAGCGTCGGACGACGATGACAGGATAAACCGGCCCGGATATGACCGGCACGCTTCCTTGAAGAAATGGCGGTGGCAGGATCAACGGCCGTCGGATCGCTCGTCGGCGGAAGGCCGGAGCATCTTGGACGATTAAGGTGGAGACGACCGGCAGGAAGGTCGGAGCGGCCCCTTGCGGGATAAAGCCGCTCGGCAAGAGATAAGGCCGACGCCGACGACCCCGAAAGATAATCTCAGACATGCGTCAAGCTCCGATCGGGGCCGTCGAAGCCTGCTTACTCTTCATACTTGATATAACCGTAGGCCGATGCGGAGGCTCCGGTGGGAAGCGTCACTTCGAAGCCGAGACGACCGGCTCCACCGACGTAAAGCTCTTGCCCGGGCGGGAACGGGTAGACCAATCCCGAAGTGATCGGGACGGCCGGGGTCATGATGACGGCTGTCGCTCCGGCGTTCGTCGGTTCAGCCGAAGCGTTGACGGCCCCGGTCGCTTGGATCGTCTCGGTAAGCTCCGGCTCCGACGCGACGGGAGCTTGCGCCGTCATGGTTCCGGCCGAAGTCTGCTTAATGACCCGAAGCTGCGAGCTTCCGGGGGTCGTCGAGATGCTGTCGAAGAAAACCCCGATTTCGAGGATCTTCAATCTTTGATTCGTCGGAGCGGTCAATTGAGCGATCGTTTTCGCGGTCGCGGCGACAAGGGTTGTTTTCGGGATATTGAGATAAGCGATCAAACCGGCCATGGGGGCGACTCCGATGAGAGGTGAACGAATGGACGTGAATCGATTAGTAGTAGGTTTGTCGCCCTCCCGCGAAGATGATCCCCGGTGCAACGAATCCACCTCCCGAAGCCGGATCAGGATGCTGTGCGGCTCCGAAGTCGGGAGAGCTTGCCGTGAGACCGGCCGGATAGCTCGACGGGAATCCGGCCCCTCGCAATAGCGAGCCTGCCCCAGCCGTCGCATTGAGAGCGAGGTTTCCGGTTGACTTGGACACAAATGGATCGTTGGTCGGATCGGTGCCGGAGATCACCACGTCATTCGCCCCGGCCGGAATCACGTTACGGCTTCCCGAGGTATTTGACCAATAAGCGTTCGCATTGATATAGATACCGGCCGATATAATTCCGTCGATTCCGTATGCCGCGTTGCCTGCGAGGATATTGTTTGTGATCCGGCAATTAATGAAGCTCGTTCCGGTAATCTGGATACCCGACCCCGACGTTTTGCCGTAGATCGTATTCGATTCGATGATGATATTTGCATCTGTCGACTGAAGTAAGATTCCCGGCCCGACTCCACCTCGGATCAAGCAACGGAAGACGCCACCCGTCGCGGTAAAAGACCCGAAAGCGATCGGCCCGCAACCGATAAATTCGCAATCGTAGCAATAGCCCGCGAAGGCCGTGATGGCGTTGGTCGAGAAGCCGTTGAAGAAACAACCGATAATCAATTCGGTATGTGAACTGAAACTTGACGACGCAATGCCGAGCGCTCCCGAACCGCTCCCTTTAAGGAATTGGCAATTGGTGAATCGTGCCGTAACGGCCGCGGTAAAGTCGACGGTACGGGTCGTCGCCCCGGTCATGATGAAATTATTAAAGAGATTGAATGTCTTATTGATGACGAGGCAATTCGCCCGCGTGTTGCCCGCGTCGATCGTGACTTGGCCTCC